GTGTCGTTCGAGAGCGAGCGCGAAGCGGAGGCCTATGCCATCGCCGACAACCATCTCACCGAAGTCGGCGGATGGGATTACATGCGGCTCGCTTCCATCGTGCAGGACCTCGCGGCCGAGGGCGACGGCAGCCTCGAAGGCCTCGGCTATGAGGACTACGAGCTCAAGAAGATGCTCGGACTCCTCGAGGAGCAAGGCCGCGCCGAAGGCGTGGACCCCGAGGAACGCAAGTCAAACGTCATCGAATGCCCGGCATGCGGTCACAAGTTCGCCAAGGTGAAGTGATGGCGGCGACGACGGCCGTCATGCCGTCGCCGTCGTCGTCGTTGTCGTCGGCGCCGACGGTCATCTCGACGTTCTCAGGATGCGGCGGCTCATCGCTCGGCTACAAGATGGCCGGCTACGACGTGCGGCTCGCGTGCGAGTGGGACGACCATGCGGTCGAGACCTACCGCGCGAACTTCCCCGCGACGCCGGTCTATCACGGGGACGTGTCCGAGTTGATGGCTGATGAGGCGATGGAGCTCGCCGGTATCGGCGGCCCGGGGGGGCTCGACCTGTTCGACGGCTCGCCGCCTTGCCAGGGGTTCAGCACCGCCGGCAAGCGCGCTACCGGCGACGGGCGCAACCAGCTGTTTCGCCAATACGTCCGATTGCTACGTGGTCTCAAGCCGCGCGCGTTCGTGATGGAGAACGTCTCGGGCATGACGACAGGGCGCATGCGGCCCATCTTCGACGAGTGCCTGGCGTTGCTTCGCGACTCGGGCTACCAGGTCAAGGCGCGCGTTATCAACGCACAATGGTATGGCGTTCCGCAGTCGCGCTCGCGCGTCATCTTCATCGGCGCGCGCGATGACCTCGGCATCACGCCGACGCATCCGACGCCAACGGTCACGAAGTCAATCACGGCGAGCGAGGCGCTCGAAGGCGCGCCCGAGGGTGACGACACGCCGACGCTCAGTGAGGCCTGGCGAAAGCAATGGAATCGTCTACGACCGGGTGACCGCATGTCCGACGTTCTCACCCGAACTATCGGCGTCGCGGCGTCATGGGGAACGGCCAAACTTCATCCTCACCGGCCAAGCCGAACGCTTTGCAAGCAGCAAGGCGGCAAGGGATACGCGACGATGCTCCATTGGGCCGCGCCGCGCGCCATCTCCATCCCCGAGGCGATGCGGCTCGCGTCGTTTCCGGATGATTTCGTTTTCCCTGGCAAGTATCAAGAGCGGTGGAGTCGCATCGGAAACAGCGTGCCGCCGTTGTTCATGAAGGCCATCGCCGAGCACGTTCGCGTGACTATCCTCGAGGTGAACGAATGACGAAGCTCCCTGACCGCGAAAACACCATCGGCCGCGGCAAGGATGGCCGCCGCCTCTCGAAGCGCGGGAACAAAAAGGAAATCGCCGAGCGGCTTCGCACCGTGGAGCAGATGCTCAATCGATGCGTGACCGTTGGAAGCATTCAGGCGATGCTGTCAATCCGGTGGGGCGTGAGAACTCGGCAGATTCGCGTGTACATCGAGAGGATTCACGCGCAGTGGGATGCCGACGCGAAGTCGTTGGCGATTGACCGCGTCACGCAACGTCGCGCGCAATTCGAGGCGCTGCTCGAACAGGCGATGCTTCAGACGCCGCCGAACCTCAAGGCGGCGGTTACGATTCTCGACCGCCTATGTCGCGTTGATGGCGCCTACAGCGAGGAGCGCGCATCGATTGTCGTGTCCGGCGCGGTTGGTCTCCGCGCTATGACCAGTGCAGACAAGCGCAAGCGCCTAGAGGAGCTGCTCGGTGCGCACGTCGCGACCTTTGGCGCGAACGGCGCGAACGGCGCGAACGGCGCGAACGGCGCGAACGGCCACGGGGGTAATGGTCGCACAAACTAGCGATGAGTTGTTCGCGCGACTGGAGCAACTCACCGATGACGAGCGCGCCGAGGCCGAGCTGCTCCTCGAGGACCGCTATGGCGTCGCGGGGCTCGACGCGCACATCCGACAGCACTTCCCGCACGAGCCGCCGCCGTCGCACGTTCGTCCCATCGTGAGCCTACTTGAACGCGCGCGGCACGAGCGCGTGCGGACGTGCCTGTCGCTTCCGCCTCGACACGCGAAGACGGTGACGATTCTCCGCGCGCTCGGCTGGTGGCTGAAGCACGAGCCGGCGGACACATGCGCTTACTACAGCTACTCGGACACGCAGGCGCGCTCGAAGTCACGTGTGGCCCGTCGCTGGGCGAAGCTCGGCGGCGTTGAGTTGCTCGACGACTCGTCGAACGTCGGCGAATGGCGAACGCGGCAGGGCGGGGGCGTTATCGCGGGCGGCCTTCGGTCGGGCCTCACCGGGCAGGGTGTGTCCGGCCTGTTCGTCGTCGACGACCCCATCAAGAATCGCGAGGAGGCCGACTCCGCGCTCATCCGCGACCGCGTCCATGAGGCCTTCAACGAAGTCGTCTACACGCGACTCGAAGGCGCGAGCGTAATCGTCGTGCATACCCGATGGCACCAAGACGACCTCATCGGCCGGCTCGCCGGCGACGGCTGGGACGTGCTCAACATCTCCGCGCTCGCCGAGGACGACGACCTGCTCGGGCGCGAGCCCGGTGAGGCGTTGTGGCCGTCGCGGTTCGGCGCCGACGAGCTCGCCGACATCAGGCGCCAAATTGGCGAGTGGTCGTTCTCGTCGTTGTACCAGGGCCGACCGCAGCCGCGCGGGGCGAACCTATTCCGCGAGCCGGCGCGCTTCCGACTGCCGCAGACAGAGGCCGACTGGCGCGAGTTTCTGCGCGGCAAGCGGCTCATCATCCCGTGTGACCCGGCCGCGTCCGAGCGGACGCACGCCGACTATTCGGCGGCCGGCGTCCTCGCGTTCGAGGGCGAGGGCACCGACATGCGGTGTTACGTGCTCGACGTCGCGCGCGGCCAGTGGGGCGTGCCGGTGCTCATCGCGAAGTTGCGCGGGCTCCAGGCGCGATGGCGCGCCGTCCTCGCCATCGAGGCGGTCGGCGGGTTCAAGGCCGTGCCGCAACTGCTTCGCTCGATGGACCCGATGCTCCGCATCATCGAGCTGCGGCCAACGACCGACAAGTTCGCGCGCTCGCAGCCGGTCGCGGCCGCCTGGAATGATGGGCGCGTGCTCGTGCCTGCCGGCGACGGCGTGCCTTTCGACGTTGACGCGCTGCTCGGCGAGGTGCTCTCGTTCTCGGGAGTGAAGGATGCGCACGATGACCAGGTAGACATGCTCGCGCACGGTTGGAACGTGATGGCGGCGCCGAGGGAGTCGCGACGTCGCGGCCATCGCATCGCTGCGGGCTCATTTGGATAGGAGAACAAAACGATGGCGACAATCCCTGCCGATGACGGCAATTATCCCGACTATGCGGCCGGCGTCGTCGACGACTCCGTCGCGAACGGCGTGACCTTCGCCAAGCTCCAGGCCAAGCATCCCGACTATGCAGCCGAGTTCTGGTCGAGCGCGCGCGCGTTGTACGCGGGCGGTCGCAAGCTGTTCGGCGACGCGAAGACGTTCGAGTCGTTGTTTCCGCGCCATCTCGGCGAAACCGATCAGGTTTATCGCGAGCGCAAGTCGCGCGCGTTCTACATCAACTACCCTGGGAGCATCATCGACCATCTTGTCGCCGGTCTGATGACCTGCCCGGTCGAGGTCGGCATCGACGCCGACGCCGACGAAGATGACCCGCCGTTGCCGCCGTTTTACGTTGACTTCATCGACGACGTAACGCCGGTTGGCGGCCGACGCTGCTCGCTTCAGCAACTCGTGCGCGACCGCGTGCGCGAGGCGCTCATCGTCGGTTGCGCATGGACGCAGGTCGATTTCCCGGCCGGCGCTGCGCCGGACGACGAGCTGTCGGCGGCCGCGCAAGAGCAGGCCGGGCTCATCGACGCTTACGCTATTCCGCTGCCCGTCGAGTGCGTCTACGACTACGAGGAGAGCGCGGACGGCGCGCTGGAGTGGGTCAACGTCGCCGTGGACTCGTGCCGACGCGGGTCCATTCGCGAGCGACGCAACCTCATCACGCGAACGTGGACGCTCTACACGCCGACAAGCTGGGAGCGTTATGAGCTGACGTTCGACCCGCGCAAGCCGCCGAAGCCGGCGACCGTTGTGCCGCTCGTCGCCGCCGGCGCGCACTCGTTCGGCGCACCGCCGCTCGCGCGTGTCATCCTGCCCGAAGGGTTGCACGCGATGGGAAAAATGCTCGAGCTGGCGCGTGAGCACTTCAACAAGCGATGCGCGCTCTCGACCGCCGAGTACAAGTCGCTGTTTCCCGAGCTTTACGAGTTCGAGGCGCCGCCTGACCCGATGATGATAGGACCGGCCATCGCCGAGGACGAGGGCCGCGCGCTCAAGCAGGTGCATGGGCAGGGCTATGTCCAGCTCCGCTATGCGCATGACCGCGCGGAGTACGTCGGCCCCGACTCGACGCCGTTTGGCGTCGCGCTCCAGTCGCTCAAGGACCTGCGCGATGAAATGCACCGCATCACGCACCAGATGGCGCTCACGTTCGACAACTCACCGAGCGCGCTTGGGCGCTCGGGCGATTCCAAGGCACAGGACCGCGCCGCGCACGCGGTCGTGCTCGTCGGCCTCGGCGAGCTGCTGCGCGACTTCGTGCGCGAGTTGATGGACATGGTCGCCATCGGGCGCGGCGACGAGCCGCGCTGGGCCATCTCGGGGCTCGACCGTTTCGACGTCGCCGAGGTTGCCGACGTCGTCGAGCAGGCCGAGCGCCTCGAGGTCATCCCGATACCGAGTCCGACGTATCAACTACGGCATCGCTACCACTTGGCGAAAACGGTACTCGGTGACGAGGCGAGCGAGACCGACCTCGCGGCCATCGAGGTCGAGCTCCGCGCGGCGTTGACCGCCGAGCAGATGATGACCGAGCAAATGACCGAGCGGGACGCGCATCTGGCCGCGCGCGAGGCGGCTCTCGATGACGATGGGGCGGCGATGGTAGACGAGCTAGACGATGACGACGAGCCGACGCCGCCTCAGCGCCGCGGCACGACGTCGAGGCCGCGAGCCTAGCGGATGCCAGCCTCGGGCACGGGCGCGCGGGCGTCGGCCGCCGATGAGGCGCGCGTTGCCGAGATGCTCGGCGGCGTCGTCCGTCGCGTGGATGACGTTCCGTCGCGCGCGCTCAGGCGCGTGCTTCCCGCGCTGCTCGACGCCAGGCGCGAGCTGAAGTCGGACCTCGAGAAATGGTTGAAGGCCGCGCCCGATGGCGGCGACCGCTACACGGCGCATCACTACCGCAAAACGCTGATGGCCATCGATGCCTCTATCAAGCGCATGGCCGAGACGTCGAAGGCTATCGAGCGTGAGCTAAAGGCGGCTGGCGAGGACGCGGCCGGACTTGCGGTCACGAACCTCGGCGCCGAGGTCACGCGGCTCACGGGGGTTTTCGATGGCGCGTATCAGTTGCCGTCGCCGGACCTGCCAACTGCCGCCGACCTGCTCGTCAAGAACCGCTGGCTGACTCCGCGCTATGCGTCGAGCGCGAGACGCTACGGCAAGGAAGGCCAGGAGGCGTTGCGTCGGCAGTTCGCGGTGGCGGTCACGCGAAACGAGACATGGAACCAGATGGCGAACCGCGTCATGCGTCTACGACCGCAGGCGGGCGGGCGGTTCGGTCTCGAGACGCCGGACGTCGCCGACCGCATGGCGGGCGGGCTGTTCCACGGCCAGTTTTGGAAGGCCGAGCGGCTCGTGCGCACCGAGATGATTCACTCGTACAACGCGCATCACCACGAAAGCATCAAGGCGCTGGCCGCCGACGAAGGCGGCGAGCGATGGAAGCGACGTTGGGATAGTTCGGCCGACCGACGACGATGCGAGACGTGTGCCGCGCTCGATGGCGAAGTCGTTGGCGTTGACGAGCCGTTCTCCGATGGCTCGATGTATCCGCCTTCACACCCAAACTGTCGCTGCGTCGCGACGCCGTGGGACCCGGACTGGCCCGACGTTGAGCCGGAAGTGGCCGCCGGAATTGAAGCCCCGCCGACGACGGAGGTGCGTCCGGTCGATGAGCTCGGACGTGTCGAATCCGCCGTGGAGCGCAAGAAACGACTCAAGCGCGAAGCCAACGCGCGCTGGCTCGCGAAAAAGAGGGAGGGCCAGCCAACCGTCATCCCACCGGTGACGACGACGACGACGACGACGACACCGCCGCCACCGATGGAATCCGCCGTGGAGCGCAAGAAGCGACTCAAGCGCGAAGCCAGCGCGCGCTGGCTCGCGAAGAAGAGGGGGACGCCCGTGCCGCCGCCGCCGCTCGTGCCGCCGCCGCCGCTCGTGCCGCCGGTGCCGCCAGTGCCGCCCGTCGTCAAGCCCGTCGTGCCGCCGGTCACCGAGACGGCGGTGGAGCGCAAGAAGCGACTCAAACGAGAGGCGGCCATTCGATGGCGTGACAAACAAAAGTTGAAGGCCAAGAAGGTCGAGCCCGTCGTCGTCAAGAAGGTCGAGCCCGTCAAGGTCGAGCCCGTCGTCGTCAAGAAGGTCGAGCCCGTCAAGGTCGAGCCCGTCGTCGTCAAGAAGGTCGAGCCCGTCAAGGTCGAGCCCGTCGTCGTCAAACCGCTGCCGACCTATACCCGCACGGGGAAGGTCGAGCCCGAGCGATACGGCCTGGCGGCGGTACTCGCCAAGAAGGTCGAGCCCGAAAGACAGGGACCGGCGGGACCGGAGACGGCGGCGCAACAGGAGCGCGTTCGCGGATTGCCGTCGAAGCGCGTGCTAGAGCGCATCGCGAAAATTGGCCCTCTCATCGACAACGACAAAGCAACGGCCAAAGAGCGAAGCGAATGGCGCAAACTGTTCCGCGGACTAGTCGTGGATGATGGGGGCGCCCGGAATAGAACGACCGGAAGGACCGTGACGGTCAGGGTGAACAACAACCTGCCGCGAAACGTCGCCGGCCATCATATTGAAAACCGTAGAGGAGGCAACAACAGGCCTGACACGATTGAGAGCAGGGTGGGTTACCACGAGCGCGCCGCGAGCTTCGCGCGCAAAGCGCTCGAGGGCAAAGAGGTCGGGTTCGACGAGATGTTCGCGTTCCGTCATCACCTGCATGAGGAGTCGCATGCTCACGGGCCCTCCTATCAAGGGACTTACGTAGGATACGGGAGCGTGCTCGAGGAGGTCGTGACGGAGACGCACTCTCGTCGAGTATTCGCCGAGCGATTCGGCGACGTGAGAGTGGTGGACGAGAGAACCAACAACAGAAAATATCGCGTATCGGAATACTCGACTGTCCATATTGCGCCGACAACAGCCGTGGACCCGACAACGGGGCGCCCGACGCTTCAACCGAAGCCGTACCAGTCATATCAGGGCATCGTGGGTCAGTATGCGAAGGCAATCAAAAACGTCGCCGGCGGCAGTCAAAAGGACGCCGACGAGAAATTGTTGCAGGCGGCGACCGCGTACAAGGCAAAAAAGACAAGCCGGCCAAGCCCCAACGCGCGAGGTATTTCGACAATACGAGAGCAATCAGTCAAGCAGTTTGTTAAGAGCGTCCCGGACCTAACGTCCGAGCAGCGCAAGGCACTGCTCGCCAAGTTAAAAATGATTCACACCACGTACTGAATGACGACGACGAATGAATTGAAACGCGATGACCCGGCTGCGGCCGTTGCGCTCTATCGCGAACTGCTGCGCGCTGGGACATGGACCGACGACCTCGGCGAATGGCTCACGATGATGCAGAGCACCGTTGAACAGCGCGAGGCGTTATGGGATGGCATGCGCGCCGTGGACGCGGAACTGAGGCGCGGTTAAGCATTTGCGGGGCCACGCGCCATGGCTGGGCGACGTCGCGATTCTGCGTCGTCGTGCCCGGCCGTGGCGCGTCGGTTTGAAACGAGGAAAAACATGGGCAGGCGAAACGACGGACAAGCACCGAACCAGGGCGGCGCATCGAACGACGACGGCGCGGGCGGCGACGGCGGCGGCGGCGAGGCGTTCACCGAGGGACAGCGGCGCGAGCTAGACAAGATTCTCAACGGCGCACAAAGCACCTACGCGACCAGGCTCAGCAAGAGCTTCGACTCCAAGCTCGGCGAGATGCGCGACGGGTTTGCCAAAACGCTCGACGAAAAACTGTCGGCGCTCGCGACGCCGACACGGCCGCGGGCGGGCAAGGGCGGCGACGACGTCGCCGACGCCGCGGCGAAGATGCGCGAGGAGTACGAGGCGCGCATGCGCGAGGTCGAAAACCAGGCGAAGTCGGTGCGCGAGGAGGCCGAGGCCGAGCGCGCGAAGGCGCGCGAGCAGCAGGAGCGCGCGGCGTTGCGCGAGC